GAGCGGCACCCGGTCCTCTGCGGTGTTGCCATCCATAACCACACAGGCAATCGGGTTGAAGAGCGGATTGGCGAACTGGTCCTGCCACCAAGCACCGGTGCGTTGCTCGAAGAACAGGTGGGTAGTTGGGGTAGGGGATACGAGAGGCGTGATAAAGAAGTGTACTCCCTGAAAGCGATCGTCCCACATGAGACGGACATTGCTTTCTCCCGTGTTGAGGCCGAAGAGGAGTTGCTCGATAGGCTGGCTGATGCGTTGTGGAGCGTTGCCCGGTACCAGCACGTAGATGCCAGTGCCGTTACTCATGAAGTAAATGTTGCCGTAGGGGTCCATGCACCAGCACCGGCCGAACGTGCCGCCAATCGCGGTAGACACCAGATCGATCTGCCCACCGGCCATCGGATCGCCGTTCATGAGCCAGATCGTGTGGTTGCCGAAGAACACCAACACATCATCCGTGTACGGGCACATCGACGTGATGACATCGCCAACGTTGCCGAGCGGACTGTTGTTGCCCGCCACGGCCTGGGTGGGCGTGTTGTTCACCGGGTTGTAGTCGAAGTTGCCGGGCTGGTTGACACCGCTGAAGAACCAGTTCTGCGGATCGAGGAGCAAACCCGACAGGCACGTCCTGCCGCGCCATGTCTCGATCAGCCTGGGCGTGTTACCCGCTGAGTCCTTCGGCAAGACCGACGTGATAAGGTTGCCTTGCAGATCGGCGGCGGCCGGAGCCCAGACGCCCACGGTGCCATTCGGTCCGTCTGTCGGGTCATAGAAGGCGTAATGAACTCCATCGGCATACCAAATCTTCTGCTGGTTGATGGCGCTCAGCACAAGGCCGCTGAAGTTCAATGGCGGGTTCGCCAGGCCAGCGGACAAGGCCGGTGAGTTCCACACGCCCGCTCCTGGAGTCGTGACGTAGATGTTGCCCTGCCCCACTGCGACCAGCGATACCACGCGGCCCGATTGCGATGGTTCGGCCATTGTGCCTCCTGACTGGTCGATCACGATGTTGTTGAGGTCCTGGACGATGAACCGCGAACCGACAACCTGAGTGGGAACATACTTCGAGAGGCCGCACCGCGAGCCGCCGCGGAGTCGTTGCGTTGCCGACTCGTAGCCACGCACGTTGAGGCCAACGGGCGTGGAGCGTGCGTACTGTGTGTTGTACATCGGCGTGTTTGGCGCGAAGAGCGACGACTGAGAACCGGACTGTTGTTGCTGTGGATACTGGGTGGTGCCGACGGGACGGTTGGGTTGCGTGGAGAAGCTCTGGCTCAGGTCGATACCGGCTTTCGGGAAGTGGAGGTCTTTAATCACATCGTCTACGGGCATCACGCTCTCCCGAGAGGCGATTGATCACTTTGATCAAGCGCTATGGTAACGCCGGGAAGAAGGCCACCGCATCGGCAAGAAGTTGGGCCAGAAGTCCGCTCTCGTTATTCACCGCAAATGTCTTCCTCGCGATTGTACTGCCCGTGAGCAGCGAATCGGCAGTGGAGTCGGGAATTATGGGATTGGGGCTAAGCGTCAGAGTCGATGCGAAGCCGCCTACGTTGGCCACAAGATAGGCCAAGCCGGTTGGGTTCTGGTCGTACTGGTAGAGAATGGTTTGGAACGTGTTGAACTTCGCCATGCCCGCGTTCAGGGCCGCGATGTCGTTCGCCGCTTTGAGCGAGTTGACATAGGCCCCCGCGTTGAAGCTGCCGCCGCCGGTTACCGTCCCGGTCGCGGCCGTCAGGCTCCAGCCGGACACGCTGCCGAGCGAATGGCCGGAGTTGGCGACCACGGGCACAACCAACTGGTTGTTGGATGGGGCGTCCATAATCGCGCCCATCAGGATCGCCACCATGCAATCGCCGCCCGCGTATTGAATCTCGTTGGTGACCGGCATCGACCAGAGCAATTCTGTCAGACTGTCGCCCTCGGGAATGGCCGCTGTTTGCGAATTGGACGAAGAGAGCGGGACGCCTGCGCAAAACAAGCTGCCGAAGTTGTTGCGGCCATACAGCGCAACCGAGACGTTGACTGGCGCGAAGGTGGTCGAGTAGTTCGCGTTCACCCATGTCTCGACATCGCTTGGCGGTGGTCCGACGCCGTCGTCGGCAGCGACGATGATCAGTGTTCGTGGACGGCGGATGAGATAATTCTGCCGTCCCCAACTTTGCGGCGCGTCCCACCAGCGAGCGTAGACGACGCCGCCGGGATTGTAGTCACTGGCGTCAAGTGCCGGGAGGTTCGAACCACGTCCGAACTGGCCGAGGTTAAAACATGAGCCCCGTTGCCACAGCATCGGCAAGACTGTGCCTGGGGCCTGGACCAGCAAGCCGCCCGGTGCCGAGGTTGCGCCGAATCCGCCCACGTTGTCGTATTGCGTCTGCGTGCCACCTTTCGTCACCGCTGTAGAGCCAAACGTGACGGCGCTGATGGCACAGGAATACGGCGGCATCTCGGCGAAGTCTGGCATGGTTAGGCCGGGGTGAGCCACACGGGCGGTTGGGAATAATAAGACGTGCCGACCTGGACGACGAGCAGGTAAGTTCCCGCCGGTATGGTCTGACTCGGATCGAGTTGCGGGATGTTGACGCTGACGGTCGGACCCGGCGTAGATGCTTGCGGGTTGAGTTGCATCATGTATGGCCCGCTGCCGGAGCCAGACACGACCTTTGCCGGAAATGCCTGACCGCCGCTGGCCATTGTTACGCTCCGATGCCGCCCTGAATAACAATTATTGGACTGCCTTCCGATGGCTTCTCTGGAGGGCTGAGTTTGATGTTCTCGGCAGCCAGCCAGCAATCAATGTTCGGTCTCGGACAATTCACGACGACCGTGTATGTGCCAACGATCAACTCGTGCTGGTCGCGAATCTGCAAGAGGGCTGCGATTAGTTCATTGAGCGTCATTGTCAACTCACGAACGTTGGTGGCTGGATATAGAACTGCCTGCCGCTTGGCGAGTTCGCCTGGGCCGCGATGAAGCCGAACCCAGAAGCCAGATTACCTGATCCGGACAGCGCGACAACCGTCTGCCCCGTCTGCCCAACGAACAGGTTGGCGAAGAACGTTGGCCCGGTTCCGCCGCTGGTCGTGACACCCGCGAAGCCGTTGGTCGAGGGGCTCGTTGCCCCACCGTTCTTGTTCAGCATCACCCCTGAACCATAGATCGGCACGAAGAAGCCGGGGAACTGCGGACTCGGGATCGCGCCCCCCGTGTTGCTCAAGCTGAACCCGAAGTTACCGAGAAGCTCCGTCTGACTCGTCGTGACGACAATGTTCAGGTCTTGGATCAAGACTGTGGTCGGGGAAGTCGCCACAGGCACCGGAACGTACTTGCTGATCCCGTTCCGCGAACCGCCGCGGTTGCGATAGGTCTGTGGCTCCCAACCTCGAACGTTGATCCCGGTAGGCGTCGTGTCGGGCCGCTGAAGATCGAACTCCTGCGACAAGTCGAGGCCGTAAACCGGAAACTCGATGTCCGCAATCTGTTCCTTCTTGGCGGTCGGCGGCGGTTGGTTTTGAGGTTGGTCTGGCATGGTCGATAAGTGAATGGATTCCTGTCCAGTTTGAAAGGAGATATGGCAATGAAAAACGACCAAAACCAAAAATGCCCTCTCTGCGGCAAACAAGTTGATTTTCCTGAATGGCAGATACATCAGCAGTGCATGGCTTACGAGAATTACCTTGATCAGACCTTTGGATGCAGTTTGGGTAAGTTAGGACTTGTTGGATTCCACGACACCTGGGGTTCGCTCCGGCTAAGAGTTCCCAGGGTCGCGGAGGCCGGAAGGGTGTCCGAGCGGTCTAAGGAAGCCGTCTTTAAAACGGCCCACGGCACTTGCACTGCCGTCGAGGGTTCGAATCCCTCCCCTTCCGTTACGTACCAAAATGGCTTTTGGTGCGCAACTCCTTTTTTAGTCTCTGGCGTCATGCACGTCAAGGGAGCAGGTCCGATGATTCTTCATTCTGTGGAAAGCTATCAACGCATTCTTGATGAAGTTAAAGAAGAAGCTACCTGTCTTTGGGATGCTGCTAGCAGGATAAAAATTGCATTAACGAAGCTTCCCGAAGAAGCTAAGAACCAGATTCGGAATCGATAAAGCAAAAAACCCCGGATGAGGTGCAACTCATCCGGGGCATAACGCAAAAAGGCTGTCGTAACTCAACTTCACGGTAGAGTGCCCGCCTGTTAAGCGGGAGGTTCCGGGTTCGAGCCCCGGCGACAGCACCTTTACTCCCGCCGCTGGTGCGGGCCTCGCCGCCTCGTAAGCTTGGAGCGTGGGTTCGATTCCCACCGGGGGGATGCGTACCAGCTTGCGCTGGAACGCTATTTTATCCATTATTTTTGTATTATTGCAACGTTATGATTGCGCAATGGAGCCCATTGCCATGCAATATGATGTTGCAATTATTGTTCACTCTTTCTTTCAAACTTCTTAGGCTTGTCCCAGTTCGGGCTCTTGCACTTGGGACATACGCGAGGGCGCTCCCCACCATGTGGAACCCACTCATGACCGGCATGATGGGAAGGAAGGTAGATCAAAGTGATCTACCTTCCCCTGAAAATCACTTCTTGGGAATGACAACGACTGGTGGAACCGCGACTGTTGCCGGTGTCGAGCAAGTCGCCGCTGCCGGGGCACACGACTTGGCGGCACGCCGGGCTTTGAGCCGCGACAGCAACCCGGCCTGGGCGTCCAGGCCGATGACCAACACGATGATGAAGGCGAGCAAAGAACGCATGAGTAACTCCATTGTGAAAGGCCGGTAGATCAAAATGATCTACCGGTCGAGTCATCCAATCCCGAACGCCGCAAGGATAGCAAGTATCGCCTGGATGATGATAGCCCATTGTGCGGGCGTGATCGAGGTTGGCCGCGTCAATGTGAGCTTCGGGCCATTGAGCGACGGTTGGACCCCGAAGTTCGCGCAGAAGTCGCCGATGGCATTGGCCGCTGTCTCGAGGGGTGCGCTACCCCGGACGCCAATCGAGGACAAGTCGAGCGTAACCGAGTCCGGCGCGTCGTCCGTGCTGGCGGCGGTCCATACGCCATCAATCGTGCCTCCGAATCGATCGACCGTTCCGGTGAACGTGCCCGCAGTGGCCGTGCCGCCCTGCGTGACGGCAATCGCGCCATTGATGGCACCGGTGAGACGGGACATGGTGCCGGTGAAAGTCCCCGTAGCCGGAGCCGGTGGCGGCGTCGGGGGGCTTGGTGGTGAAGGTGGAACTGGCGTGGGAGGTGGAACGGGGGAAGGGGGGCTCGGTGGACTTGGAGGCGAAGGCGGTGGCGGTGTCGGTGGTCCCAGAGGCGGCACTTGCCCGTTGGCAACCAGCGCAAGGTCTTCGGCTAGCGTTGCCGCACTGATGCCATTGGGAGCAAGGTCGGCGTTGGAGAACCAATCCACCGAGAGCGAAGTATACATCTCGTCGAACCACGTCGTCTGGGTGAACGCGGCCCAGGTGACGGTTCGCCAACCGCCCCAGGTGAGAATCTTTACACCAGTCGCATCGTAGCCGACGGCCTGCACTTCATGACCGCCGACAATCTCGGCATCGGCGCCAGTCACGACATCCCAGGTGTCGCCATCGTTGGACTGATACCAGGCGTTCGGCAAGTTAAGGCCGCAGTTCAACGTACCGAAGACATCGAGGCAAACCTGGACCAAGAGCTTATTGGTGTTGTCCACGGTAGCGGAACCGGCGATGGGATGTCGCTTGCCGCCCAACATCATCCCAGTGGTCACCTCGTACTGGTTCACCGCCGACATATCGCAACCTTCGTCGCCAGGCCCACAGGCTGCGATGTAATCGGCTGAGACCTCTGCGTCAGTGGCAATGGCCGGAGTCTCGAACTCGTTGCCAGTGAGGATGCCGACCTTGTGATCCCGGGAAGCAATCACGCAGTCGCCTAGCGAATCGTTTTCGTACATCTGCCCGACAACCGTGCTTTCGCCTACGGACCAGTCCACCGTTGCCGGTGGCGGCGTAACGTCCTTGTCCTTGTTGTAATTGTCGAGCATCCGGGGGAAGTAGTACGTCTCGCCGTTGGCCGCGATCACCTTCTTGAATCGCCCGCGATTTTGGTACAGCAGCGGCTTCTTGCGGCCGAGTTTGCGATTGGGAATCAGCGTAGCCATCGAATCTCCTGAGAGGGGTTAAAAGGCCCGGCAGGTCACGAGTGCGGGGAGTAGTTGTCACCGCGTGGGACAAGAAACGACCGCCTTATCGTGTCGAGAAGCTTCACTTCACTTCTCTTCAGTCTCCCAACAACCTGCCGGGTTTACGGGTTCCCGTTGGGGTTTTGCTTCTGGTCGGACACGCCCTTATCGTAAGCCTGACCTTCCTTCGATTTGACTAGTTTATCAACCAGCGAGTTCGTGTTGCGGATTAAGTGCCGCTGCGTGATGGCGATGTAGCCCGCGATGAATGCCGTAATAGTCGCGGGCACCGCTCCAAACATCGCGTACCAGAAGGCGTCGGTCATGGTTCACCCCGCATGGTTGCCGCGCTGGATCATGATCTCGAGTTGGCACCAGGAAAGCGATCAGGCCGAAGCTGCCGTACTGTATCCACTCGGGCTGAGCAAGATTCGGACTCATGTCTTGATTCCATTGTGAGCTTGGGCGGCGGCGTTCACCATCTCTTGGTTTGCAACTTGGATGCCGCCAGCGCCAGGGGGGTTCAATTCGCGATCCACCATCGACATCGTCAGGTCCTGGTGGGCAGTGATCATCGCGGCGTTCATCACTACGCGGTTCGCAAGGTCGGTCGTCACTCTCACCTTCATGTTCGGTAAGAGCGAGATGATGATCTGGCCAATCGGCGGCGGTTCGCCGTTTTTGACCTGTTGAGTCAGAGCGTCATGCAAAGCACGGGTAATGAGCGGGGTCACAATTACTCCTGGGAGGGAGGCATGGCTAGGCAAGGTAGATCAAAGTGATCTACCTTCGGATCAACTGAACGGCGTGGCCACCGTACCGGTGCCGATGATATCGCCCGACACGGCCCATGTTCCAACCGCAAGGTCGATGAATTCAAGCGTGTCGCCGATCTGCGCGCCGCCAGTGGTCGTGCCATTCAACGTGATGACGTTGCAATTGGCCGCGACGGAACCGGACGCGAAGGGTGTCGAGGTCGAGCCGGTGAGATTAATCGATAGGGAACCAAAGAAACCGTCAGTCGTTGGATCGCATTGCAAAATGTAACCGGTCGTACTGACCTTCAAAACAACGACGTAAAAGACGAGGCCGGAGCCGGTCGTTCTCGGGAAAGAGATCGTCGCGCCTGCGGCCACGTTGAGGGCGACTGTGCGATTGGAGAGTTGATCGAGCCTTAGTTGTGTCGTGCCTGTGGCACTTACCAAGAGGGTGTTATTTGGCGGCGCCAAGCCAAACCGTTGCATTCCCCTGACGTTCATGGCGTCCTCCTATTGGATGTGGTGGTTCTTCTTACTCAATTGCGAGCGATACGCCAACCCATTGAAGCTGGTTCAATACAGCCGCCGTGACTGGCGTAGTGGCACCACTCGCCGACAACACTTCCGCGGAACTCAGCATGGCCACTGTCGAGTTGCTCACGCTCGTAGTCGGCGTTCCGGCTGAAGGAGCGCTGATGGTCGGAGCCTCACCGCCCACCGCGCCGAAGAACGAAAGCAAGAGATCGCTTGATCCAGTCGGAGAAACTGAAGGGGCCGTGATCGGCGTGGCAGTGCCGGCAGACCCCAAGCTCGCATCGTCGCCGACGCCCGCGCCCTGAATCGCGTAGGAGTTGTAGACGCCAATCCCGACCGCCTGCCCGGAAACAAACGTGTCCAAAGAGCTTGCCGCAAACCTGCCAAACACCTGCATGGCAGACACAGCGCTGCCGTCCGGCTTGTTGACCAGTGTACTCCAGCCGGATGGAGCGGATGGCGCGGCATCCGCCAGCAAGTAGTAAATGCTCACGACCAGATAATCGCCGGTCTGGTGCGTCGGCACCGTGCAGGTGGCTTGAGAGGTCAAAGTGCCGGTCGCGGCAGAACCACGCACTGTTGGGGCCGGTGCCGTGACCGGGCCGACGTATTCCGGGAAGCGGCAGAAGACGGGCTGAGAATCGCCGTTGGCGTTGACCGCGATCAGATAGCAGGCGATGTACTGGCCGAGTAAGGCATTCGTGATGACGTAGCTGGAGGAAGTAGCGCCCGCAATCGGGTTGGCCGTGAACCAGTTGTACCACTGGTACAAGAAACTCGTTGGATTGCCGTTCCACGTGCCGGTGGAGTTGACCGTGAGCGTATTGCCGACGACCGGACTGCCAATGAATGTGGGCGGCACCGTGTTGACTGGAACCGCGCCGCCCCCGCCCGTGGCTCCCAGACCCAAACCGGCCTCGAAGAGCTTGAACTTGGCCAACCTGGGAAGCGGCGAGTAGATCATTACATTCGCTTCCAGATGGCGTTGGCCGAAGTGATGGCGGCCGAGTTCATGGAGTACCGCACTTCCAAATGTCGGGCACCCTTCGCGTCGATAATGGCGTGCGCGATGTCGTTGCCGTGGCCTGGGCTCACGACTTCGACCGAAATGCCAGAGTTGCCCGTAGTGAGCGTGATCGCGGTCGCGAAATAGTTCGCGGCCTGAGCTACGGGATCGGTGGCCGGCACGATCGTCCCCAGAACGCCGGGCATGTTGGAGTCGAGCTCGAACGTGAATGCGGCCAGAAGCGTCGGCACCCACAAAGTATAAGCGCCCACATTGTTCGGTTGGATTGTCTGTTCCCAACCGTAGACGTTGGCGATGCCGACGCCGGTATCCGCGCCGACGCCAAAAAACGTGAGCTTGAAACCCGAGTTCGCTTCGGAGCCGCCCTCGCCCCACGAAAGCACGCCATCGCCGGTGGTGACGAGACCGTTGCCGGTTGTCTTTGTCGGATTCGTGAATGTCGGCTTCGGCTTGACTAACGTCGCCGAAGTGGAATTGCCGCCGGGATTGGTGAGGGCACACTTTTCGGAAGGCGTGCCGATTGTGACTACTGACATTTGTTCAACCTATGGGGTTGCCGCCGTAGGTCACTCCTCCGGCAATGAGCCAGTGAAGGAGCGTCCGGTCGAAGGTGCCATCCGCGTCGGAACGATCGATATTCCTGCCGATGTACTGTGCCTTCAAGCGGGAGTCCATCGCTATGGAGGCCTTGAGACGCTCCATGAACGCGCCGTAGTGCGGTCCCTGGCCGGCAGGCATGTCGTCGAGCCGCTCCTCGGCAATCGACAGGCAAGCTTCGAGAATCGTCTCGTGATGCTCCGGACCGCCGTAGGCGTAGGGCAAGTCGCCGGTGAGGTAATCGGGGTTGATGTAATACTGCAACTGGAACGTGTAGGCTTGATCTGCCAGCGGGTATATCCACAGTTGCCACTGCTGGCCGCCATCGGGTCGCGTGCCGCGGGTAGGCGTAACCGCCGCCCGCATCGGCCTGCCGGTGATCGTCGGATCGACTTGATACGCCTGAAGAATCTCGCCGATGCCGGTGAGCTTCAGCGGCCAGGGCGTCTGGGTTTGGAGCGAAGTAATGGTGATCTGACCTTCCGGTTGGCCGAAATCGTCGGGAAGGTAGACCCACTGGCCACCGGACGGGAAAGCGATGTTGGCCACGGGCTTCAGGAATGACCAGGCATATTGAGCGTTCTTCTGCGGCAGGAGCGGCGGGTAATAGAACCGCCGCAGGCCGGACTTGACGCAAGAGGTGATGCGGTTGAGCTTGTCGCGGGTCCACGGCTTATCGCCGTAGTTGACGCCTTTGCCCCAGCCGAGGTACTCGCCAACCTCGGCCTGAAACTCTTGGAATCGGATGGCTAGAGTCGGTTCAGGCATTCAGTTCTTCTTACCTAATAGTAATTTTCCCTTTTCATTCAGTTCGGCGATCTCCTTATGAAGCTCCGGAGATATGTCTCCTCTGTACGGGTAAGGAAGTTCGGCGATGCGTTTTGGCACGAAGGCATACGTGCAATCGATAAAGGTTGCTTTGATACTGTGCTGGCCTGGAACAATTGGTACAGGCGTTTCGTGTAACCACCAACCCTCAAGCTGAACGAGAATCCAGTCTTCGGCCTTCGCATCTTGGCCAGCAATGTCTCGGAAGTTTTTCCCGATCAAGTCCAAAATGGAAGCGACCGCTGCCGCTCGTCGACAATGATTCACGTCCAGATCGGGTACGCCAAAGCTGGTGTTCTGCGAGGGAGCAAATTGCTCTTCTACCATGATGAACTGCCGCAATTGTGCGTAGCTGGAAACGGTATTGATCCAATCGATGGTCACCGCCGCCGTGTAGCCGCATCGCTTTAACACAGCAATGCTGCCGACTCCTGGCAGTTCCAGCATCGAACCCGTGTAGTTCCGCCACTCGCCACCCAATGGCTTCGCCTTCGCTCGCGGCAAGAAGCCGAGCGTCAGCAGTGCGACCAGCGTTCCGAAAAACCCTCTGCGTTCCATGTTCGGCTCCTTTTTGGGAGCAAGGTAGATCACTTTGATCTACCTTGCCGATTCAGTCGTCGTGTTCGTTGCTTTCCTCGTGATCCGCACCCATCGTTCCTTCGCCCATGCCCTTTTCCGAGTAGTCGTCCTCGTGCGTCTCGTTCTGGCCGAGGTGCGATGCCTTCGGGTGGATCGTGCCGTGTTCGCCGTGCGGCCCCATTCCTTCGCTCATGTTGTGGTGGGCGTTGGCCGCGTGGTGGGTCCCATGGGCCATCTTGTCGCCCTTGACGCTCGGTACGTAGATGCCAGAATCCACGTCCTTATTGGCCTTGGGTGCCGGATCGGCCAAGTGGCCCATCGCCTTCCCGATCTCGTGCTTGTGCCCCGTGTGGCCACTGTGCTTGTGCTTCATTTCTTGCTCCTTTTGTGGTTCTTCTTCAGTTTGGGTTCTTTCACGTACTGCGGGAGCTTCCCTTTGTTATTGAAGCCGTGACGCGCCATCCATTCCGGCCCGAACTTCTCGGCAAGGTAGCCCCTTTGAGCCTGACTGCGTGCTGGCATTGTAACACACCTCCAGAAGATTACGCCGTCCTGCGGTGGAGTACATGCCGCAGGACGGCGTGAGCCCGTGATAACCCGGGCACTATGCGGCTTCGTCGTCGTTGGGAAGACCTTCGGCGTGCATTGTACACTCTTCAACCGTCTTCGCCGGTGTCACACCTTCCGCCGCGCCGCCGACGCCGAAGATCGAGTCTGCCTTCTTGGTCGCAATCGCCTTCAACTCGAATTCGATCTTGCGGTCGATCTCCACCTTCTCGAACCCGGCGTTCTCAAGATACCGCTTGAGGACCGACTGCGTAAAACCAAAACGGTGGCCCATGAACAAGTTCCCAGCGCCAATCGAGCCCCGGTGCCCGTACATCATGTCCAGCGGCGCTATTACCCCAATGGGGGCGTTGTAGATCGCGTGGTCGGCCTGATCGATCGCCAACTTGCCGCCGATGCACTGCAAGTCTGGCACGCGAACATCGAGAATCCCACCGGGCTTCAAGACCCGGTGAAGCTCGGACAAAGCCATCGCCACCTCGTGGCAGTAGAGGTGCTCGAGGACGTGCGAGGCGAAGACCGCGTCGAAAGATTCCTCGTGGATCATCGGCATGGCGACGATGGAGGCGACCAGATCGGGCTCAACTTGCTTGTTGCAGTCGAGCCGAACTTCCTTGTAGGCCGCGTATTCGCGGGGCGGCTTGTTTACCTTCGAGCCGCAACCGACATGAAGGATGTGTCTCATGACTGGCCCCCTTTCCACTCGTCGCCTTGGTCGTGAATTTTCTCAATTGCCGCCGCCACACGCTCGGCGGGCGTAGGATCGGCCACATCCGGAGGAATGTACATGCCAATGATGGCTCTCCCCAGTGCCGCAAACTGAACCGGGCCATCGGGCGGACCATACAGAAACGAATCTTCCAGTACGTTGACTTTTCCTTCAGCCAAACGTTTCTTTTGCCGATCACACCACGCGGCAAGTTCGGCCTCAGCATCCTCCCTCGTCGGATAATAACCAGAAATATATTCGCCGCCAAACAGCATGATTATGAGTCGTGTCTTCATGACCACACACACTCCTTTCTGCCGCCCTTGGCAGGCCAAACAACCGGCTCCTTCCGCAGAAACATCTCCCACTGTTGAACCGGATATGCCTTCTTCTCCGACATCGAGAAGTGAAATCCGAAAGCGTGCTTCACCTGATCGACAATCGGACGATACCCGAGGATCGAGGCGTTCTCGAAGAAAGGGAAGTCTTCCGTACCTCCCCTCACGACTTGGCCGTCCTGAGCCACACCGAACTCCGGATTCTTGAACCATGCCGGGTTGCCGTACTTGTCGGTGCCAAGGTCGAGCTCGTCCCGCATCCGCTTGAACACTTCCGTCTTGATGAGGCTCAGTCCGAGGGGCCACCCATACGCCTCGACAACGCGGTTGGGATCGTCGATGTCGTCGCACGGCTGATAAGGCGACGTGCCGCCCGAAGCCGACGGGAAGATGAGCGGCTCGCCGAAGTCGCCCTTGCAGAAGTACACGCCGCTGGCGATGTCGGTGTTGTGCGAAAGCAATGCCTGCATCGCAGCCGGTAGCACGATCACATCGTCGTCGATCCACATGATGTGGGTGACGATTGTCTCGCCGCTGGCAATATCGAAGTCGAGGACTTGCTTGACGAGTTGGTTGCGGATGAAGCCGATCTCGCCGCCGACCCGGTCGATGAAGGGGAGCATGATCTTGCCGGTATTCATCGGCCAGATCAGGTTCAACATCGCCATGTGCCAGAGGATGTGGATCGGCCCAAGTGTGGGCGTGAGGACCGCGATAGTGGCTTTCTTGGCGGGCTCGATGCCGCCCCGCGGCTTGGGGCGTTCCGCCACTGCGGTGGCCATTGGGCTTACTCCTGGGAGGATATGGAAGGAGGGTAGATCAAAATGATCTACCCTCCCAAAGAGGTAGTGCACAGCGAAGATGTTGTATTACGCCAGAAGTGCTTGTGCCACACGAATCCAATCAAGAGTCATCTTGCCGCTCAAGTTCGTCGCCGAGTTCGACGTACCGGAGTTCGACACGTTGACGAAAGCGGCAATCGGTCCCATGATCCCGGTCGGGAAGCTGGCGGTGAGGATGTTGGCCGCTTGCGTGAGAAATGCCGCGGCCTGGATGCCATTAACGTACACCTTGAGCATGGCCTTGGCGGTGGTGCCCGTCGTCTGACCCGTTGTCGAGGTGCCGATAATCTCGCTCTGGGCGTTGGGATCGTAAATGAAGCCGAGTTTGTAGAACGTTCCGGCGACAATAGACGATCCTGTGACAGTCGAAACCAACGATTGAAGATTGGTCGGAAACACGGCAGCGGTCGAAGCCAACTGGAAGACGAAGTTCCAGTCCGGGCCACCGGAAGAAGGAGCGTAGAAGCCAATCAAGTTGCGCGTGGAAGTCAACTCGTTCGACGAGCCGCCGGAGACCACGAGGAATGGCAAGTTCGACTGTGGGATCGCCTGGTCGCACAGGCCGACAAACGCACCGCGCTTCACGTCGGTCGCCGAAGTCAACATCACCCGAGCTTCGAAGGCAAGCTTGCCTTGAAGTGCCGAGGCGCCGGACGAGTTGGCGGTGATCTGGAAAGCGCCCACCATGCTTGATATCGCGGTCGTCGGCGTCGAGGTGCCGGACGATACGGCAATTGAACCCGGCACGAACTGGATGCCGCCTCCCACGATGCCGCCATCGGCTAGGGCCGCAGTCGAGCCCAGGTAGATGGACCACTGGCCCATCGATCCCAGGTACGCGGCGCCCGAAACCGCCGGACCAGAACCTGTCACGAGGAAATCGTCGAAGAAGTGCATGCACTGGGCTGGAGTGACCAGCGCATCTTCGATCCACGCTCCCGGAGTCGGCGAACCGCCCGGCTGCGTGCCAGCCCAAATCACGTCGGAAGGGCCGCGATAGGTTGAGGTCTGAGTATTGCCCAAATATCGCACGGGCTGTTGGGCATTCAGAATCTCGGCCTCGCGCTCCAGGAGGCTCTCGGCCTGCTGCAAGCTCCACTGGTCGAGGAGCCGCCGGGCCAGTACTTCTTGATCGGTCACGGGTAGCTCCTTAGAGATCGAGGTCGAGGGAATCGGGGTCAACGCCAGCGGCTTCCATCAGCTTGGCGATGATCTTGTCTTTCTTCTTGTCGCGGGCCTGGAGGACTTCCAAAACCTTCTGGAGTTGCGACAAGTCCGGCGTCTGACTCGTGCCCGGTCGGAACACGGGCGTCTCACCGGGCTTGCGGGGCCGGTAGACCCTCGCCCACTGCGTACCGGCGAAGGCTTTGCCGCTCTTGCCGTTATTCAGGTGGACGACGATATCTTCGGGCTGAAGGACGCGGTTGATGCCGAACTCCTGAATGCCGCCGTCGTCTTCCTTCACTTGCTTCTGCTCGCCAGTTCGCCACTCGATCGCACCCGTCCTGGGATCGGCCGTCTTCCGCGTCCGTTCGTACACGGTGACCAACTCGCCGTTGCTGTTCTTCTCCTGGTGCCCATCGGTGAAGCCTTCCAGGTGATGGCAGAAACCCTTATCGTCATGACGCTCCGGTCCGCAACCGAACGGACAGAGAATGCCGCGCGGACGCGCAACTGCAACTCCCTCGTCGCCGGATACTGTGCGGCCCGGCAGGGCGATGGGAGCGGACTGGCGAATGAAGTCGAGACCTTCGCTGGGGTGCATTACTTGACAGCTCCACTTACGAGGGATAGGTCGTACCCGTGGCAATAACCCAGTGCCTTCTTCGATCCCTGAGCCCGAACTGGTACGTCAAATCGACGAACTGGGCCGACATGGTGTGTTGCCCCGGGACGACTGGAACGCTCGTCTCCCGCAGCCACCAGCCCGCCAGAACGAAAGTCTTGAACAGGCCCCAGTTGATGCCGTAGATCGGGTTCGTGGTGTCCGCGTCCAGGAGCGGTACGTACATCACGCCCACGCGCCGGAACATGATCTTCCCGTCCATGCTGGCCAGGTCGTTGCCGAGGTTGTCGTTCTGCGATTCGCCCGCTTCTTCGAGAGCTCCGATCACCGTGTAGTTCGCGTAGTAGCCGTTTTCTTCGCCGGTATCGAACGTCGGGATGCCGTCCACGCTCGGCTTGAAGCGAACCTTCGTCGCCGCTTGACGCATCCGGCGAATGAGGTCGTCGCGGGACACCGATATGTACTGGTCAGTCCAATTGGACCAGTTGGGCACGGTCGAGGGGTTGATGCCGAGGATCGTCGTGTAGCCGGATGGAGCGCCGCCGTTGAAGCCTTGCGTGGCGTTCTTGACGAGCAGCGTGTTGACGCCGAACGGGGTTAGGTTGTCGGTGCTTGCCACCGGTGGACCCCAGAAGTTCCGCTCCATGAGTTCGGCGAGCGAGATAAGACAGCCGAACCGTTGCCACTTTACGTAGTCCACGATCCGCCGCGGCGTGCGATTCATGGCGATGGTCTGGCCGATAAGGGCGTAGCTCGACACCGAGTTCCGCCAGTCGAGCGTGGCCTGCGTGCCCAAGTCGGGGATGTTCACAATGTCGGAAGCGCCCAGGCCGACGTTGGCGGCGGCACCGGACTGGTTAATCATCACGTCCCACTGGATGCCGTAGCCCGACTCGAACGACACGCGGTTCTTGCGGAGCAAGTTCCGCATGGCCGTGTGGTCTTGAAGGTTCGAGGAGATGTCGGTGAACCGCATCTCGCCGAGTTCTCTGAGGGTAGTGGTGACGAGGTCGGCGACTTGGGGGGCGGTCAGAGCGTTGATTGTCGGCACGGAGTAACTCCTACGAAGAGCCCTCGGGCTCAGGATTCGCGGTAGCTACTCGTTCGGGAGGTAAGGCGGTTGACTTGGCGGGTAGATCAAAATGATCTACCCCAGGAACCCATCGTAGGCATCACCGAGATCGTCGTCGTCGGGATTGATACCTTGCTCGCGCATAGCGTCGGCAATCTTCTGTTGTGCACGTTTTTCGCCCTTCACTTCCGCCGCTCCTCGGCGATTAGTCGGGCGGGCCACGACCCCGTTCTCGAAGTCGTCTTCCGTCGGCACAGTCGCGGGTTTGGCCGCACGCGGCACTCGGGGAGCAGCAGGTTGAGTTGCTCCAGGGGTTCCGGCGGGCGCGGCAGGGGCTTGCTTGCCTTTGTTGAGCCCGATGCCGTAAAGTATTTCCACAGCCTGTCGAAAATTCCTCTCATTCTGCCCTCCTAGCTGCATCATCAATGAAAGAACTGCGACACGCCGAGCGAAAGACGGCGCGTTGGCCATCGAACCGCTCGGGCCGACGCCGAACTCCCGGTCCCGGCCGAGGTTGGCGAAGTAGCCGTCGGCAATCTGCTCCGCCGTTTGGTTCTGGGTCTGCTGAGCGGTCTGTTGCGTCTGCTTGATGATGCCCTTGAGCTCTTCCATGTCGCGCCGCCGGACCTTCTCCTGGCGAACCAGCGTCTTGATGTAATCCGGGTCGAACTTATCGGGATTCTCGATGCCGAGATCGGCCAGGATTTCCCTGTCGAGGTCCTCGACTCTCGGCTTCGGTTCCTCACGCGGCGCTGGTCGGAAACGCTCTTGTGCCGCCGCGTCCTGACGCTGGTTGGCCAGTTGCCGCTCGCGCATGGCGTATTGCTCGGCACCGCGGATCGCGGCTGTAAGCGATTCCTCGCTCATGTTATCGATGTCGTGATCGGCAATGCCCAATTGCCGGGCCTTCTCGACGATGAAGGGATGGTGTTTCGTAGGGGTCGCCGTCGGGACGGCAGCGGTCCCTGGCCGTGCCGCATTGCTCGCCGGCGGTGTGGCTTCAAGTTCGGTCTCTTCCAGTGCGGTGGTGTCGTAGGCCGCTGCCGTAGCGGCCTGAACCTTGGCGGCACGCGAGTTTTCGATAAGTTTGCGCTCTTCGTCGGACACTTCGAGTTGCGGCATTGTTGACCTGTGTAAGGTGCGGGAATGGTGCCGACAGCTACCCCCCGTCGCCCAGATCGAGGTATAGAGAACACCACCCCGCTGATTCCGAGATTAGCAATTCGTCTGGTGAGAAGCAAGTGTTACCGTGAAAGGATCATCACTTCGAGATCGATTGCCGCTGTATTTGCGACTGCCCACGGCGCGTTATCCGAGCCGAGCGGCAGGAGTGCCACTTCGCCCGGCATGAGCGTTGTCATGGGGTTAGCCCCAAGCAATTCGTCGGCGTGTGAAGTGTAGATGTTGACGTAGTTCGTCGGGTCCATGTTGCGGAACCAGGCGTAGTACGGACTGGTGATCTGGCCGAGAGAAATGGTCGTGCCAGCGGTGGCGACGGAGATGGTGTTCGGTCCAATTGGACCGACGAGCAGCGAGTTGAAGTTCAGGCCGTTGACGGAACGGCCAAGCGGACCGGAGACGGTAAGCGGGTTGTTGTACCCGATGGACGCGCTGAGAGTTAATTCGTTGGCCATGTCTCACGGGATGGGTACGAGGGGAATTGTTACGCCAATCTCTCCCGCTCCAAGCACGCTCACGTTGCCGCTGTCAACCCACTCGCACTGCCAAGATGCCGAACCGGCTCCAAATTGAACTGTCGTCGCGTGCGACAAAGTGACGGTCACCGTGGCAGTATATGGACTGGTAGTCGAGACGCCGGTGATGAGGATGCCGCCAGCGGTAATCGAGGTCGTGAATCGCCCCGACTGGCCTTTGCCTTCCGGTATCAACGTGAACTCAACGTTGACCCATGTTGACGGGAGGGCGGTCGAAGTGAGGGCAAATGTGATGGAAACATCTTCGCCTTGCGCGAACGAGTCGAGTACCTGCGGTGAAGCTGGTGTGGGGTAGTTCAAGATACCGCTGATTGCTCGGCCCATCACTGTCTCGCTTCACGCAGATTTTTGAAGTTCGGTGAGCCCGATCCCTCCCGGAAGTGCAAGCCATCCTTGCGAAGTTGGTCGCCCACGGCGATGCAAGTCGGCTCGTGAATGGTGATCGTCTTGTCCTTCCACTTGCCGTTATTTTTGGCTTCACAGAAGGAACACAGCGCTGATTTTAACTCGCTCATGGATGCTTCCCCAACAAGGTAGATCAAAGTGATCTACCTTGACCTTAAACGTACTCATCGCGGCCAATCTTCCGTTTGTGCGTCCGACTCTGCCCACCGGCAATATCGTTCCGGTCGTGCATGAAGTGGGCCTTCAAAACCTCGCGTTTGTGTTGCTGACTAGTGAAGATCGCTTGCCCAGTCTCCGGCACAAAATCACACGGCGTTCCAACCGCTGTCGCGTGTGCCCGAGCCTCCTCGACTTGCTCCGGATGCACGCCGAACCCGTCGCTCAGAATCGGCCACGCATTGCAGTGACCGGCGGGGAGCATCGCCAAGCCGACTGAATCGTTGGCGTCGGGCCTGGCACCGGGGAGAGTCGCTTCCCACTCCTCCCGGGAAACCTCGACGCCGTCGATCAGCCACGCGTCCACCACTTCCACGAATTCGCAGGTGGTGTCGTCGAGTTCGCGGTGGGTTCTGGTCGTGTGGATCATGATTGACAATCTATTCCTGGCCGCCAGTAGCGGGCAGTGGGGTTGCGCTTAAGAGACAGGGAGCCCATTCAACGTTGTTTGGGTTCTGTTATTAACCCACTACCCGCTTCTGGAGACCAGTCAGCACTGTACCCATAGCTCTTCGAGTCGTCCACCGTTCTTCACCCACTGGATGTACAACTCGATCCGCTGTTCAATTACCGGATGCGTTGCCGTGCAACCATCCTGGTGCAACTTAACGAGCCTTCGACCGAGTTCCTTACAGTCCTCGCACAAACCATGCTTAATTCCTTTCAACGGCTTCCTGCACGCGCAGAAGCCACTCTTCATACCAGTTCCTCCTTCTTCGCGAACCAAGTCGCCACATTCATCTCGCAGTTCTCATCGCCATCGACGTAGCACTCCGCGTCCTCGATCATCGACTTCGGTATCCACACTTCCTCGCCTTCCTCGCGGCCGGCAAGCAACACGCGAAAGGCGTCCTGCGTCTCGTGGAGAATTCGGGTTACCGACAATGTGGTATAAGTTATTCCGCTCATTGTTCACCTCTTGCTTTCTTGACCGCCGATTTAAGAACTTCGTTGGCCCATTCGGTGATGCCAGGATCATCTATCAGCATGAGGCAAGCCGCCAACAACTCCGGCGCGGCAGCAATGAGCCGGGCGTTGGCATCCGTCTGCTCGTTGGCAATCGACATGACGCAGATCGATTCCTGGCTGTTCTCAGGTCCGATGGCAAGATGGCCAAAATTCTCGCTCAGCGGGTGGAGGTTCATTCCAACCACCCACGGTCCTGGTGTATGCTGATTCATTTCATTCTCCTGATTCCAGTTCGTTTGCGGTCTTGGGCACGGTCTTTCGCGTCTTCTTGCTGGTCGAACCCTGGCATCGTCGGCAGTTGCTCGGCGATCACGGCTTCGATTTCGGCCATCGTCATCTTGTCGCTGGTAGCGGCCTGCTGCCGCTTGTTACTGGGATAGTGAGGCGGATACTGAATCCGAATGTCGCCTCGGTTGTAGCACCGGCTGCACAGGCCACGGCTTTGATAGGCCTGGCGTTCGTTGCAGTGGCGGCAGAGCGGCATGGAAGAGCCCTCAGAAGGGGATTGGATCGTTATCGGCCGCCGGTTGATCCCGGTGGCCCGTTCTCCGGTAATCCTCGTCCGGAGACTTCTGCTCGCTACCGTAGCCACCCGCGGAACTGGTTCCTCCTCCTTGCCCGGTATAAACGTACCAGCCGTTGTTCGGCATCGGTGCGTTCGACTGCTTGTCCCATCGCTTGACGAACAGATGCACGTTGTCCTTGTTCTGGCCGAAATCGAGTTGAGCCCGGCACTTCATGCACCGCAACTGGAAATACTTACCGTTGGTAACGGTGCGGATTTCGTGGACGATCTCGGTACTCTTGCAACAACCGCAAAACTCCTCGCCAAACAAGTTCTCGATACCCGCGGCGACTTCAAACGCCGCCTTTCCATGCGGCACTTCCAGCTCGAATGTGATTCGGCCAGTTCTCGTTCGGTAAGTCATCTTCATCGGTCACTCCTGGGAGAAAGATATGGTTTCGTTCTTGGCGCGCAATGCCGGCTCCAGCTTTTTTATTCGTCTCTGATCCTCCTTGCTTGCCCGGGCGGTCGCGGAAACCCGTCTTCCGTGATCGGGCCTGCCCGGGTCGATCAACCGCTCCGGGGGGCCTTTCTTGGCTTGTCCCCTTACCCAGCGCTCCGCCCGGGGTCTTAACTTCGGAGACTACGTCTCCTCCACTGTGCGGTGCGCGAAAAACCATCCAACACAAGAGCGTCGGTGTCAAGAGGCGATTCTCGGCCAGGTCCGGCTTGGCGTCCGTTGATTATGACCTTATCCGCCTCTGGTGGGGCGGCCTGCCCGAGTCGTCTACCCATGCGCGGGTGACTTGCCTGCGTCTTGGTATTCTTTCAAGGTTCCAAGAAAAACCGATTGAGGGGTTGGCAAAGTTCAGATGTGCGATATAAGATGTGCTGTGTCACAACAGCAGCGTCTTAGACGCACAACGAAGCACCCGCGATCTAAACAGTCGCGGGTGTTTTGTTTTAGCTCATGGCTCCATTCATACTCGGCTTGCCGTTTCGCGACGAGGGGTTGCCGCCGGGATTTTGGCCCATCAGTCCCATCCTCATCGCTTCACTCGTTCCTTGCTGTGTTCTACTCGAAACGTTCTCCCTCGTGTAGGTCCTATTCGTGCTTGGCGGCTTGGTTTGCCCCATTTCCGCTTGGCTCTGGCCCGGTTGACCCTGCGTTTGCAGGGGTTCCGCAATCGAAACAATATCGTTAAGGTCCGGCAAATTATTGTATTTCGCGACGTGTTCCAGGAAGGCGTTCACATCGAAAAACACGCCTTGCTGCTGCAACAAGGGTTGCATCGGAATAATGACTTGCGTCACAAGCTGCATGATTTTCGCCAACTTTTCCTGCGGCGTGGAGTGCTGGAGCGAGTACGGATCGACCATGATGTCCAGGTCTTCAAACCAAGCGTCTCGAGCCATCGGGTGCGGCACGCCGTTGGGCAGCGTGTGCCCCCGGGGGAACACCTTCCGCTGAATCTCGGCGTCCGGCAACCCCGGCAGCTTCTTCGTGATCGTCATGGTTCCGGTCGGGTGGTACCACCAGTACCAGCACAATGCGCTCACGACCTCCTGGTTGAAGGCAATCACCTTCTCCTGCATATCGGCAACGCTGGCCGCCGAGTTCTGGTTCAACATCTGGTCCTGACTGGCGGTCTTCGACTGCGGGGATAAGCCGCCCAGAATGTCGAGGTTACCGCTTGCCCAGGAAAACATCTCCTTCAACGCCAACATGAACTGCGTGATCTCCGCGTTTGGCCCCCGGAAGTTGGTCTGGGCGATGTTCTCCGGATTGTCGAGCTTGACGATATCCCCATCGTCCGCGGTGAGGATTCGCGAGCCATCCTCGTTGGCGCCGCCCTGGACGAAGCAGACTTGCTTGAAGTTCGCCGCTTGCCGCATCAGCTTCCGGAGGTTCTCGTTGGTCGCTTCGTGGAGGTCGAGCAGCGCCAAGGCTGGACCTACGGGCATGGGATTGTCCGGCACGTCGTCGAGCGGGAGGTAGTGGAACGGTCCCGTAGGCGGTCCAACCCAGTCTTGTTCCCTCAGTGGCTTTCTGGTATCGAAGCCCTCGCCTCCGAGGACGCCATCCGAATCCGGGTCGGCAACGGTAACGATCTTCCGGAGATCGGGAATCCAGAACTCCCACAGGTCCACCATCTCGCGATATTCTTCCGAATCGCTCCCGGCGATGGTCGTGCGGCCGAGTACGTTGAGTCGTTCATCGCCTTCGCGGTTGAAGAGCGGATCGCTCGAAGCCGTGAGGTTCTTCCTTTGGCGGAAGTTGTAGAGCGTGGAGTTGCGGATTGCCGACAGGGGCACGCGGTAGCGATGGCCGGCGAACTGGGCTTCCGCCAGGTCCCGGCAGTGGATGTCGTAAGCGAAATCGTCGAAGCTCACTCGCTCGGCGAATGGCTCGCCGACCTTGACGGTACCGGCCCCAAAGAGCGAGACGTGGGCGGGCGTGGCCAGGGCCACCTTCATGATCGCCAGGCCGAAGAACGAGTCCAGCACGCACCGCTGCATGGTCCGGGCGAACTTCATTTTGGGGAGTTGGTGATTGACCCAGGCTTCCATCGCCTGGACGGGTGCTTTGTTCTGCTTGGCGAACGTGGAGAGCATGACGCGGGGACTGTGGGCGACCAGCTTCGAGCCCACGATCTGGCAGTACATGCGGATGAGGTTGAGCGGCACCTTCTGGCGGACCGCGTCGTCGGAGTAATGTGAGCCGACGAACTGCTTGACCGCTTTTGACCGCTCCTCGCGGTAGCGGCGAAGGACGAGGCGGGAGCGGGCCATCGCGATCAGCAGGCGGTCAAGGTCGATCTTGTCGGGCATCGTCTTCCTCGAAAATCGGTACGCCATCAACCTGTTCCCTATGCTTTGCAGTAGCACACTTGATGGCGAAATCGATGAGTGGGTCTTTTTCCTGCTCGCACCGCACGCCGCCGGTGATGTTCTTCTCCAGCCGCACCTTGTCCTGCGGGATCACCCAGAACTCGCCCGTGGCCCGCACGAAGCAGCCGAACATGACCTTGTGTTCCTCGCTGTAGTCGAATAGGAACTTGGCATCCGCCGGTCCTTTGTCGGTGTCGAGAGGTATTGTCGGGTTCAGTTGGAGGATCACTCGTTACTCCTGGGAGGAAGGTAGATCAAAATGATCTACCTTGATTTAACTAGGCCCAATCGTTCTGCTTCTTGAGCCCCGCTTCGTACTGTTGCCGCCGCCACGCCAGCGACATCACCGGCACTTCCTTCTTCTCTTCTTCCTTCTCCCTAATGCCCATCTCTTTGACCATCTTCACCGCCAACGCGTCCGAGATAACCACATCCCCGTGGTTCTCGCCCGCGCCCGATGGGTCCTGGCCCTTCACCTTCCTACGGCCATGCTCGATCGTCTTCTCGGTGATCTTGAAGTCGAGGGTCGAGAGCAACGCGTCTTCCGAGTAGTTCACCACCTGGTGACTCGCCAAGCACCGGGCATAGGTCGATAGCAAGAGCCGCCGGTTCGCCGCGGTCGGTTGCCACCCGGCGTGACTGCGGACCTGACCCGTCCGCTTGAACTCGTCATGCCGCCAGTATACGTTCGAGTATCCCAACTCCAGCACCTTTTTCCCGAACGTCGATCCCGGCCCTTCGTTCTCCCAGCCGAGCCGGGCACCCTCGTTGTCGATCGTCTTGAAGAGCCAGCACAGCGCCGTAACGAACGGGGCGAACTCGTTGGGTGCCCCGTCGCTCGAAGCGTCCTTGACCTCCAGAACCTTGTCCCCGGTATCGGCGTTGAAGATCGACAGACACGATGGCGTGGCCCCGGTTCCATACGACAGATCGCACCCCGCGCCATACCGGCCCGGCTTGATTGTGCCGGACCCCAGGGGGTTCACCCACATCCGGATGCGACCGCCCTTCTTCTTCACGAGCGGGTTCGACTTGTCCGGCCGTCCCGTCTCGCGGTCGTAGTGCAACTCGCCTTCCCACACCGGTTCGCAACAGTAACGGCGAACTAGCTCGCGAATGGTTGCAGGATCGAAGAACTGACTTGTGGCCCCCTTTGGATTGATATCCAAGTCCCGGGCGACCGCACCCTGAATACCCTGACGACGAACGCACTCGGCGTCATACCAAGGTGAACGAAGTCCTGGCCTTGGCCCTCCATTGGGCTTCCACTCGTAGACGAACTGGAAGTCAGGGGGGTACTCGTATCCCTTGTCGTGCTGGATGATCCGATTCGCTTGTCGGTCGTACTCATAAAGCCCTTTCGATTTCCAGGGGTTGTCGCTCCAGTGCATGACCGTCTTGGCCGTCCGCCGATCCGTCGCCACCTCGTAGAACATCGTATCAACGCCGGTATGCGTGCCGCACATGAGGCGGCACGAGGCCACGTCAGCGGTTCGAGCAAGCACGTCCCGGGCCTTGTCGATCTGGCTCATCTCGTCAATGAAGATCGCCATCTTCCGGCCCCCGACGAACGCCTTCGCGGTCGAGGCTTCACCGCTGATGGTGCTGCCGTTCTCGGGGTTCTTGAAGAACATGCCCTTCCGGTGCTTCCTCTTCTCCCAACCCTTCGGCATCAGCCACGGCGGTAAGTGGTCGTGGATGAAGTCGAGCTTCCAGAACAGCGCATCGGGATCGTCGAGCTTATCGACCGCGTCTTCATCCCTCGAAATGACCCCCAAAGCCTTCATCGGGTGGAAGAGCCAAAGCCAGTCGAGGACGATCAGGTGCTGCCAGGAAACGCCCTCTTCCCGGCTCTTCTCGGAGATGTGGTCAACCTGCCGCTCGACCGCCCGGAGAATCCCATAGCAGTCGTGCCGCTCCCTGTCGCCGTAGGTGAACGTCGCCTCTTGCAGCGAAAACGTGATGAACGGCTCGACCTCCTCGTGACCCGCCCACGGCGAGTACGGGTTCTGGTCGATTCCAGATACACACTTCGGGTTGTACTGCCAGACGAAAGTGTTCACGAAGAAGAGCAGGTCGCTCTTGCAGATCGCCTTCATCTCCCGCTGCTTCGAGGCCCCCAGCGTCCGCCACTTCCGCCACCGGAACGCCAGGTTCTCCTGGAAGCTACGGGGAACCTCCGAGTGGTACTTGCCGGGGGATAGCATCAGGAAGCCTTGAAGCGGATGTGGTCGAGGAGTTGGCGGCCGATGTACTCGGTGTAGGCAGGTGGTATGGCCTGAGTCAGTTCTGCCCACTCCATCCAATCTATTCCCATTCGCACGGCACCGTCCTCGATGGAATGAGCCCGATTGATCGTCCCGCCACCTGAGACTCTCGTCCAGATTTTGCCGCCGTCCGGATGTCGCCCGTACACGCCACGATGGTCATGCCCGCGATGTCGGCAGCGAACGCCAGTCATCAGAAAGAACGAAGTCTCGAAGAGGCGATGCCTCATCACGCCGAGTCCGAACATGGACCCGCAAAGCACAACCGGGTTTTGCAACGGTGCGTTCGGCACGTTCTCGATCACCCACGGAATATTTGTCCTTTGAAGCAATCGGCGAGTCGGCTCTATGAGCTTTGGGTGCGGCGGTTCGTAACCCCAACGCTTCTTGTTGACCTGGTTGATCGCGGTGTAAGCCTGGCACGGCGGGCTCGCGTGAATCGCGTCGAACTCCATCCAGTGGTCCCGCACATACTCCATAGCATCGCACTGCACGAACTCGAACGGATACCGCTTCTGCGGCTCGATGTCGATGCCCACAATCTCGTCGAAACCGGCACGGTGGTAACCCATCGCCCCACCACCGGCCTTGCAGAAGAGATCGAGGAGCCTCATAAGATTTGCCTTGTTTTGCCGTCGAAAAGGGGTTTATCATTTTGATAAACCCCTCACTCCCGTATCAACCGCCGGTGCAATTCCTCCAACCGCTGTATGTTCGGGTGAGCGTACTCGTCCTCCTCCGGCTTCGGAACGAGCAACTCCAACTCGGCGATCCTACTACGTGCCGCCGTCAAGTCGGCCTCCAAAACCGCAATCTTACCCGCTAATTCCTCACGAAGAGCGGCAACCTCTGTCCTAGCTTTGAGCAAAGCCCCGGCAAGTTCAGCCTTCGCCGAAGCTTTGAACTCGTCGTACTCCACCGCTGCCGCCTTCAACCGCTCAAACTCTGCCGCATGTGCTTTGGCTTCATCAGTTTCCGACCGCTGAGCGGCCTCCTCCTTACGCATACCCTCCAAGAACTTCCCCGGGTTCGTCCGCAGCACGTACCGATAATACTTCTCGCCGTGCGTTGCATCGTCGTGCGAAGGCTGACGATAGACCCTCTGCATTTCCAAAAGGGCGCCTTTTGACGTAATACCCTCAACCGTAACGCCTTTCCGCGTCCCCTTCCTCGGCGGCTTCCGCTTTGGCTTGGACGCGGCCCCATCTGAAACCGTTGTATCGTCCGATGTGCCAGGAGATGCCAGTATAGATACGCCCGCTTCTGCCATGCCCAACATGCTACTATCTCACCCCCAAACATACAATTCCCCACCCCTACACCACCATCCACTACAAACGATCCTCACGCGAAAAACAGGACAACCGACCTACAAATAATCACTTTTCACCGGTACAACCTCACAAAACACTCTCGCAATACGCGGTTCCTAGGCTCCCACCACCCTTCCTCCAACAGCCCGGGGGGTGTGGCTCAAACGTCGCCAGGTCGCTAGGCTTGACCGCGGCGTCTGGGTGTGGGGAGCGGGACACATGGGGTGGTCCGCAGGCTCTTAGCTTTGCTCCGCTGACTGGAGGTGTGTCGTGTTGTGCAGTACATTCGTGTTCGCGTTGCGTTTGGCTCGTCGCTTGAGCGCTGTGAATGGGGGTGAGCGGTACGTGTTGCGTCGTGGTGATGGGTACGCTGTGGTGAGATGGCTGTCATGGGACGATGACGTCGCGTGTCGTATCTGTGCGTGTCGTATCTGTGCTGAATAGGACTTGGCGTGCGTGCTTAGTTGTGGCCGCGTGTTGCGGCCTTTTGTTCCCTCTTTCCAAGGTGATGCATGAAGACCATTTGCCCGAAGTGCATGGAGGAGTCGGCTATTTGCGTTGACCTCGCCGATGGCGACACGTTGACGTGTGCCGAGTGCGATGAGGAGTATTCGCTTGGGGCCGTCATTGATCTGGTCGAGAGCTGGGGCCGGCTCTTGCCGTGGCTGCGGTCTCACCCCGCTCGTGCCGCGGCCGGCACGCTGCTCGGATCGACCAGCGTGCCGGTGGGACGGCGTGTCTGGTGCTTGGCCGCGCTGTGTGCGGCCAGCCGCCGGGTACTGCGACCGTGACGAATACCCAAACCTTGGAGAGACGATGGCTGCGATTACCGAAAAAAGCTTTGGCCGGCATTCTGACCGGGTCCAGGATTTTGGCGGTGAATATATTCTGCCGATCAGTGAGACAATCGAAATTCACCCTGGCCCTAAGGGTGGCTGGTTTGTGGTGGCCGTGCAGACTGGTGCAGTGCTGGCCACATTCACGGATATTGACGAGGCCGTTGATTTTGCGGAGGCGCGCTAATGCCATACAGACCAGTGATTCGTTTTTTTGGGTACGCTGTGCGGTGTCACTCGTGCCCCGCCGAAGGACCGCCCGCGGACACGCCGGAAAAGGCTCGCGAGTACGCGGCATCGGTAGGCTGGACCTTCCGGGCCACTGTGTGCGGTCCGGGCCAGTGGCTCTGTGCAAGCTGCACGGCGGTGCGCCGTGCCAATTTAAGACTTTGATCCCCCGATCCCCAGCGATCGGCCTCCGGTACTGCCTCAGGTCAAGGTAGATCAAAGTGATCTACCTTGCTCCCGGGATGCTGCCGGTGGCCTCTGACTTGACGCCGGTTCTCTTATGGGCGGATCGCTTTGGTCCACCCGTTTCAAAACTCTGGCAGGAGAAAAGCAATGGTGTCAGCGCGAGAGTATTACAAAGAGGCCGTGTACTTCGCGGTCGTGATGGCCCGTGAGTATCCGCAATGCACGCCAACGCAGATTAACGAATTGCTGCAATTGGCCAGACGGCATGGCCGCTTGTGCGTGCGCCTTTGCAATGAGGGCGGAGCGCATCTTGAGAAGATGCGTGAGAAGTGCGAGGAAGCGATTCTTCAGCTTGTACAGACCATCGGTTGCAAGGTTAAACTTAGGGGCGATCCGCGTGGGTACACGGTCAAGGTTCTGATCCAATCAAAGCGCTACAACACTTGGGGCGGCGAGGAGGAAGACAGTTGGGGCGTGCCGCAGTAACCGACCCCCGGCAAGCTCCTGGCCTTCCAGGGGCATACCGGTGGCCGATTCCCGGTTACTTTTCTGGCAGGATAATTCCAATGGCTGAACTGAACATTAAGGGCGTGCGGAGCGGCGACTCGTATTGGTACGCGCCCTACGCCAGTCTGTACAACTCGCCGGCCGCGCCGGTGTATCACGAGGCCGGTGGGCCGATTGTGATGGTGGACGATGTGTTGCGCGTCGTGCGGGACGATGGGACGATGCACTGGTCGCATGAGGTGTATCGCACCGAAGATGCCGCGAACCAAGCCGTGATCGAGAGATGCAACGCGACCATCGCTGCCGCGATGAATCGGATTGCGGAGTGCCGGGCCGTGCTTGCCAAGCTGCGCGCGGCCGGCGAGGTGCCGGTGTGCGCGGAGCAACTCGGCAATGAGTTGACCGCTGAAGAGATGAAAATCCCATTTTGAGGACCGAACAAATGCCGACGATTGAACATGACGACAAGCAGGTAGATCAAAATGATCTACCTGCCCCGCTCGTTCGACACCAGATCGAGATTTCGCCGCTTTCGCTCATTGCCCAGGCGATTGAGAAGGGCATGAGTGTCGCCGATCTGAAGGGGCTTTTCGAGCTCCAGGAGCGGTACGAGAAGAACAAAGCGGCCCAGGCGTTCGCCGAGGCCATAACGCGGTTCCAATCGGAGTGCCCGCAGATCGAGAAGATCAAGAGCGGCGCCAAGGACGCCTACCGCTACGCGCCATTCGAGGAGGTTGATCGGGTAGCTCGGCCATACATGGTGAGACACTCTATCGTGCCGACATTCACCACCAACACGGACGAGAAGGGTTGCATGACGGTGACGTGCCGCATTCGGGTCGGCACGCATTTTGAGGAGACCACTATTCGTTTGCCCCTCCTACAGGGCAACAATTTGGTGAACTCGGCACAAGTGGAGGCTCAGCGCATCAGCTACGGCAAGCGGTATGCGCTGTGCGCGGCGCTGAACATTGTCACCACGAATGAGGACACCGACGGACTGGTGGGCGACAACATCAACAAGGCTCAGCAAGAGGAGATCACGGGTCTTATCCGGCAGTGCATCGAGGCTGGCAAGCCGGTGGATTTCGTCCGGTTCAAGGAGTGGTTGCAGATCGATAAGCTCGAAGACCTGCCGCAACGCGAATTGCCGAAGGCGTTGACGGAACTCAGGAACAAACTCAAAGCGGCAAAGGGAGGTGGGAAGTGAGGAAGCCACTGCCTCCCGAAATCGAGCGGTGGCGCATCAAGGTCGATGGATATCCGCTCATGGCCGGCACTGGGCAGGGATGGTTCAAGTTGATCCACCCCGAAACCGGTGCCGGTTTAATGTGCCTGGTTTGCGATGGCACCGACTGGGAGAAGGGACTTCCGTTGCCCAAGTGGGAGCATGTGTCGGTGAGGAAGGTTGTCGGTACGCCGCTTTGGCGAGAAATGGCTTTCGTTAAGGCCGCGTTCTGGATGCCCGAGGAATGCGTGGTTGAGTTCCACCCACCACAAGCGGATTACGTGAACATCAAGGATAACTGTCTTCATCTCTGGAAACCAATCGGGATCGACTTCCCGATGCCGCCCAAGGAGTGCGTATGATCCACGAAGTTGACGAGAAGCCGCGCAAACTCGGGCCGACCACTGCTTACATGATGGCGCAATACTCGCCTGAGTGGTGGCGGTTGCGGTGCGGGATTCCCACCGCGTCCGCCGCGGATCGCATACTCACGCCGACCGGCAAACTCTCGTCGCAGGCGAAGAAGTACGTGGCCGAATTGATAGGCAATCGGTGTTGTCTCACGCCGAACTTCTTCAGCGATCGTCCACAGACCAGGGATATGGCCAATGGCACCAACATGGAACCGGAGGCCAGGCGATGGTACGCGATGGAACGCGCGGAGAGCAAGATTCAGCAAGTGGGATTCTGCGTCACCGAGGACGGGCGGTTCGGGTGTTCGCCGGATGGCTTGGTGGATGACGACGGAGTGGTCGAATTGAAGTGCCCAAAGCTCAGCACACACGTTGAGTACCTTCAGGAAGGCATCCTACCGCCCGATTACGTGCCGCAGTGCAACATGCACCTGATTGTGACCGGACGGAAGTGGGTCGATTTCGTGTCGTATGCACCGGGGCTGCCAAGTTTCATCGTGCGGTTGGAGCCGAACGAGTTCACGGCCAAGCTCCGCGTTGCGCTGGAAGACTTTCAGAACCTGTACCAGGCCGCGATCAAGCAGATCGCGCCGCATTTACTGGAGAAAGCCGATGGCACAGCCAAAGACGGATCCTTCTGAATCGGCGTTTGGTTTTGAGGGTCCTGATATCATCGCGTTGGGCCTGACCAAGCGCGAATACTTCGCGTGCGAGATTTTGGCGAATGCGATGAGCATTCCGATTATCGACGAAGAGGGAATGACACCAAATGGTGTCGCTATCCAGCGTAACAACTGGATGTTGCACCGAGCACGAGAATCTGTGCGCTGCGCGGATCTCCTCATCGCCGTTCTCAACGAAAAGCCTTGACGCCGCCGCCGACCGGGAATAGACTCTGAAAACCGTGCGACGGATTCCCGTATCCCATTTGCAAAGCCAGTCCCTACGCCATCACTTCCGCCGTCGCACGTGGATTTCGGCGTAGGGCTGGCCCTTTCTGGAGGCCAAATGGCCAAACTAATACCAATGCGGGATCGGCTCGTGCTGAAGGAGATACCGCACGATCAGACGGTGACCGGCATCCACATCATTCGGCAGGACGACGGCAACGACCGATCGAAGGCCGAGAAGCTGGTGAGAGGCACGATCCGGGCCCGAGTGGTGGCTCAGGGCGTGGGAATGCTGGTCGGGGAACAGGGCAACGAATTTGAAGTCTCTCTGCCGAAAGTGACCAAAGAAGCCGTGGGGATTGCGGAACAAGACATCGTTTGCAACTGGGACCTCGTTGGCCGCATCGTCGTCGTCTCCTACTACGCCGGTTTCGAGGACGAAGACCCGATCACAGGCGAGAAGCTTATCATCGTTACCCCGCTCGACATCCTCGCGGTCGTGGAGGAAAACTGAAATGGGACGCCCCAAAAAAACTGTCGCCGATCAACCGCAGATTCCCGGCACCGAGACGCCGCACAACAAGAAGGTCCACGCCGCAGCGGTGCGCTACGCGGATCGGCGGGACGAACGGATTGCCGCCAACGTCGAGGAAAAAGACGCCCACAAGTCGCTCCTCGAAATCATGGATGCCGCCGGCATCTCCAGCTACGTTTACAACGGGCTCGAGATTCACATCGACCAGTCGCGAAAGGCTAAGGTGAAGATCGAAGGCCGAACATCGCCGGCGGAAGGGAGCGACGAGTAATGGCGAAGATCACCTACGACAAGTTCAAGACGCGGCCGATCTTTGAAGGCTTGATGCCGCCGCACAGCGAAGAGGAGTTGAAGTACCTGGACGCCGATATCCAGCTGAACGGCGTCAACAACCCCATAGTCGTTTGGCGGCAGAACAAAGTGATCATTGAGGGCCACACGCGTTACAAGATCGCGAGAAAGTACCGGCAGAAGTACCCGGTAATTTACCGGGACTTCGACACGGAAGAAGACGCTGTCATTTGGGCATTGAAACACGCAATGGGCCGGCGAAACCTTGACGTGAGCAACAAGAAGCTGATTGCCGCCAGACTGTACGAAATGCTGAAAAAACCCTTGGGATTCAATCCCAAAGCCAAGGTAGATCAAAGTGATCTACCTTCCGGAGAGACCCGTGGACAAGTGGCCAAAATGACCGGTATGTCTGAGGCCAGTGTTCAGCGTTCGGTAGAGTTTAAGAAGGCGCTCGATGCCGCTCCCGAGGAAGACAAACCGAAGATCATGGCTGGCGAGATCAAGCCGCCGCGCGAGGTCAGGACGAGGACCAAGAAATCTGGATCGGCGATCCTCAATACCGAGGAATTGCAGGAACTGGCTGGAAAGGTCGAGCGGCTACTCGACAAGATGTGCCGTGCTTACGGTCTCATGGACCAGAAGCAGGGGACGGTGAAAGAGAACATGGAGATCGCCGGCCTACGCCGCGAGTTCCGGGCCTGGAAGAAAAACTTCGAGGCCGAACAGAAACGGTTGGCGAAGCAATACTCGGAGAGGAATGGGTCATGATTGGCAAATTCGTGATTGTCCGCAGTCGCGACCAAGGGGTTGTCTGCGGCATTCTGGAGACCTTGGCTCTCGGAGGCGCCCAAGCGGTGGCAACACTCCGTGATGCCAGACAGATTCACGGGTGGAGCTCAGGAGAAATTAGGACGCTTTTCGAAGCGTCGTTGAGGGGGTTCGACATTGCCCGCATTAGCGAAGCCGTTGAAGAAATGATCTTAATAGGTGCCTGCGGAGTGTTGCCATGTACGCCAGAAGCCGAAGAGAACCTCAGACAGTCGCGGTGGAATCAGCCTTACAACTCTTCCGCCCCGAAACGCCGGAAGACTATCGCTGGCAAGTAGCGGCAGACTACGTTCAAGACCAAGACCTTGAATTGCAAGCTCACCTTCTCCGTAATTCGCCTGGGGATATCTTTGAAATCCGTGCCGGCACCGGTGCCGGTGACGGTGCCGGTTACGGTGACGGTGACGGTTACGGTGACGGTGCCGGTTACGGTGCCGGTGACGGTGACGGTTACGGTGACGGTGCCGGTTACGGTGCCGGTTACGGTTACGGTGCCGGTTACGGTGCCGGTGACGGTGACGGTTACGGTGACGGTTACGGTGCCGGTGCCGGTGACGGTGCCGGTGACGGTCACGGTGCCGGTGCCGGTGACGGTGCCGGTGCGATATGACTCCCTGATCTTAATAGGTGCCTGCGGAGTGTTGCCATGTACGCCAGAAGCCGAAGAGAACCTCAGACAGTCGCGGTGGAATCAGCCTTACAACTCTTCCGCCCCGAAACGCCGGAAGACTAT